TCTGGACTAGTAACGCCGGAGATGCCTTTAGCCTCCCGCTTAACGTGCTCAAAGAAAGAGCGGCGGAGAATCCTCCTAAGACCTTCGGCTACTACGAGTACTCGGCTCCTAATATGCTCAAGGTAGACACAAAGTCGAAAGCCTTCTGGGAGGGAGTAGCTATGGCTAATCCAGCTCTCGGAATTAGAGTCTCAAAAGAGGCGATAGAGGAAAGCCTTTCTACTTCTAGCCATGATGCGATCATGACCGAGCTCTTATGTCTTTGGGTCTCTAGCCTTCAATCTCCATTCCCTCCGGGGGCGCTCGAAGAGTGCGGAGATAACGATCTCGAGATGTCGCCGGGTGCCTATACAGTCTTCGCCTTCGACTCCTCACCTTCTAAACGGATGGCCTCGCTATGCGCTGGTCAGATAATGCCAGACGGCCGAATAGGTGTAGGCGTACTTCAACAATGGCAAAATGACATAGCCATTAACGATCTAGAGGTAGCCGCTGGAATTAAAGCGTGGGCAGATATTTATAGACCTCGCCAGATCCTGTTCGACAAGTACGCGACACAGTCAATCGCCGACCGCCTTATAAATGCCGGGCAAGTGCTCGAGGATTGCAGTTCGAATAACTTCTACCAGGCATGCGGAGACTTGCTCGACGCGATGGTTAATAAAAAAATGGTACATAATGGCCAGAGGTTAATCATAGAATCTTTCGATAACGTAGCGGCGAAGGTATCGGACAGCGCCTGGAGAATCGTCAAGCGCCGAAGCGCTGGAGATATCTCAATCCCTATTAGCGTCGCGATGATCATCTGGAAACTTACGAAACCTCAACAGGTAGCGGCGATCTACACAGAATAAACTATATGTAGTGTATAATTACCCGCTATGGGGTTATTCGATCGTAAGCCGAAACAGTTAGAAGCTCAAGCCGCGCCTCAAATTATGGGCGACGCCTTCTATTCGTCTAACTATTATTATAGCCCGGCCGTAACCCGTCAAGCTGCGATGAGCGTCCCGGCTGTCAAGCGTTGCCGCGACTTGCTTTGTACAGTCGGCACAATCTCGCTAGAGTATAAAAAGAAATCTACAGGCGAAGAGATTGCCGCCCCTCGTTGGGTGCACCAGCTCTCTAAACACCAGCCGCAATTCGTTACCATGAGTTACCTGGTCGACAGCCTTCTATTTTTTGGTCAAGGCTTTCTCGAAATTACCGAAGTTTATCAGGAGGACAATCGAGGCGCAGTATTTGAGTGGGTCGCTAACACTCGCGTAACTACCGAGGTCGATCCGTACGGGCAATTCGTTACACAGTATCTCGTAGATGGTAAACCTCGTCCGATGTCAGGTCTCGGATCTTTAGTTACTTTTCAATCTTATAATGAAGGTATTTTAACTACTGGTGCGCGTACAATTCAGGCCGCGATAGATGTACAGAAGGCGGCAGCTGTTGCAGCTGCAACTCCAATGCCTACAGGTTATATTAAAAATTCAGGTGCAGACTTACCTCCAGCCGAAGTTCAAGGATTACTAGCGGCTTTCAAATCGGCTCGTTTAAACCGTAGTACGGCTTATTTAACTTCGACTCTAAATTACGAGACAGTAGGCTTTAGCCCTAAAGACATGCTCTATAACGAAGCTATTCAAAATCTAGCTACAGAGATTTCTAGACTATGCGGAATTCCGGCCTATTACCTGTCAGCCGAACAAAATACGTCTATGACCTATGCGAATATCCTAGACGAGCGTAAACAGCTCGTCGCTCTAGCGTTTCAGCCGTACATCTCCGCGATCGAACAAAGACTATCTATGGATGATATATCTACGGCTGGACACTACGTAAAGTTCGACCTCGACTCTTCATTCTTAAGAGTAGAGCCAATGGATCGCCTCCTAGTAATCGAGAAGATGCTATCGCTAGGTCTTATTACTCTCGAGCAAGCTATGGAGATGGAAGACTTAACACCTAACGGAAGCGACAACTAATGGACACTCTTTATATCGAAGCCTCATCTATTGAGTGCAGCGAAGATCGCCGCGAAATCTCAGGCAAGATCGTGCCAATGGGGACAGGCGAAATCGGTAATACAAATCTAGGCGCGTATACATTCGCAGCCGGATCTATTGAGATCGAAGACGCTACAAAGATTAAACTTTTTAGCCAACATGACATGAAGAAACCCGTAGGCCGAATGATGGCTAGCGAAGTTAGAGAAGACGGCATTTATGCGACTTTTAAATTAAGCCGTAGCCAGTCTGGGACAGATGCCCTAATCATGGCGAGCGAAGGATTAGTATCCGGTCTTTCAATCGGTGCCGAGATTATTGCATCAAAGCCTAGCCGCGAAGGTTACACAGTAGTAACAGCTGCAAAGCTAAAAGAAGTTTCTCTAGTAACAGAGGCCGCATTCAAGTCGGCAGAAGTATTAGAGATAGCAGCGGAAGAGGCACCAGCCGAAGCCGTGGAAGAAACCCTACCTACAGAGAGCGAGGCAGTAGAAGTGGAAAACACACCTACAGTCGAAGTTACACCAGTAGAGGCCGCGGCTGTAGAGGCCGCTGCTCCTACAATTAAGGCGATGGCGTACACAGCGCCACGTATCGACACAAATCCTGCAGTATTTCTAGAGAACTCAATCCGCGCACAGCTCGGAGATGAGTCAGCTCGTCAATATCTCGCAGCGGCATCAGATACGACCACTACAGAAGTAGCCGGCCTCGTACCTACACGCCAATTAACAGAAATCATTAACAATAAGTCCACAGCTGGTCGCCCTTCAATCGACGCGATCTCTACTGGGACACTTCCGGACGCTGGATTTAAATTCCAGATTCCACGCGTTAAGGCTGTCCCTACAGTCGCAGCGGCAGCGGAAAAGGGCGCGTTCTCAGACACTCAGGTCGAGATCGAGTACCTAGATGTAACAGTTGCTAAGTACGCTGGCATGCAGCTATTCGATGTAGAAGTCCTAGACCGTACATCTCCAGCATTCTTTGCAGAGCTACAAAGCCTCATGGCAGACGCTTACGCTAAGGCAACTAACGTCGCAGTACGCACAGCGATTCAGACAGGCGCTACAGCGGACGGCACAGCGATTACCCTTCCGTGGGATGGTGCTGAGATGGCTGGTTTTATTGCTCGCGCCTCAGATAACATCTACACAAATACACTACGCTTTGCAACAGGCGTAATCGTATCTCCTACACAGTGGTCGAACATTATGGGAATGGTAGATTCATCTAACCGTCCTCTATTCATCGCATCACAGCCACAAAATGCGGCAGGTAACGTGTCACAATCACTACGCGGATCACTTCTAGGTCTAGACCTATACGTCGATTACTCACTCACTGGAGTAGCGGATGGATCTATCGTGGTCGTAAACCGTGAATCTTTCACATGGTACGAATCAAGTCGCCTTCAACTAAGAGCGGACAAGGTCGGTACAGGTCAAGTAGAAGTCGGTTACTACGGCTACGGCGCGATCGCTACTAAGGTGCCTTCAGCTGGCGGAGCTTTCAAGTTCAATAACGCTGCATAAGTAACACCCTAAGTCGCTCGAGGGGCGGTGCCCTTCCGCCCCTCGAGTCTTTAGAAAGGAGAGTAATATGAGTATCACGACAGTCGCCGAACTTCGCAGCGCTCTAGGAGTGGGAACACTTTATAGCGACGCGACGCTCCAATCTGTCTGCGACGCTGCAGATAATGTCTTACTACCCTTTCTATGGAAGAATCAACAGTCTATTATCGCTCACGGCAACGTAGGCACAGTAGGCACGCTTTACTTTGATGTCCCTATTATGGATGTATTCTATATCGGACAAAGCGTAACGATCTCGGGTGCAGGCACAAAATATAACGGCACAAAAACTATTACAGGCATAGATAAGTATTCTTTTAGCGTTACCACTACTCATACAGCCGATAATCCTTATCACGAAATTAACCCTTACGGTATCGCCGCGGCAGAAACCTATACAGACTATACGACCGTAGCTGCAGTCCAGGAGGCTAGCCTCATGGTGGCCGTTACAATCTGGCAAGCTAGACAAGCTCCTAGCGGTCAAGGCATGTCAGTAGATGGATTCCAGCCTAGCCCGTTTACAATGTCTTCAACACTTCTAGCGCGTGTTCGCGGATTACTTGCACCTTATCTAGATCCTAGATCTATGGTGGGCTAATGGCTGCGATCTCAACACTCCGCGCAGGCGTTGCAGCTGCCCTAGTAGATAATACTAAGTACTCAGTATTTAGTTTCCCTCCGGCTACTCCGATCGCTAACTCAGTAGTAATTAGCCCTGCCGATCCTTATATTTCACCATCTAACGGATGGCGTAACACCATCGCTCCAATGGCTAACCTGGTCGTAACCGTCCTCGTGCCTTTGCTCGATAATGAGGGTAACCTCAATGGAATTGAAGATAACGTCGTGAGGGTCTTTAACCTTCTGGCTGCCTCTTCATACACCTATAACGTGACCGAAGTATCGGCGCCAGCCGTGCTAAACGCTGCGACAGGTGACTTATTGACATGCAACATAAACATATCTATTTTAACAGAATGGGCGTAACCATGACCGACCTAGCACAATGGGAAAAAGATAACGACGCATTCCTGATCAAAATCGGTCAGGTAAAGCCAGCGGCTGTAAGGCCAATTACTAAGAAAGAAGAGGAATAAACCGTGGCAGTATATCTAGCTAATACCGGAGTTCTAACTGTAAACGCGGTGGATCTCTCAACACTAGTAAGTAGCGTAACTATTAACCGATCATTCGATGAACTCGAAGTAACCGCACTCGGGGACTCAGGTCACCGGATGGTAAAAGGCCTAGAAGCCTCAAGTATTACTATCGACTTTTTCAATGATGAGGCTACATCTAAGACTCTACAAACTTTGAACTCAACATGGGGAACTAACACCACAGTAACCTATAAGCAATTCTCAGGCGTGGCGTCTCCTACTAACCCGCTCTATACTATGACATGTCTCGTAAACAATACGACACCTGTAAACGGCGCAGTCGGTGACCTATCGACTCAGTCTGTAACCTGGAATGTATCAGGTACAATCGTAATTACTACCGCATAATCTAACTAAACAAAGGGGCAAAAAATGGCAAAGCTAATAGTAAATATGACGGATGGCGCAGTACACGAGATCGAAATCACTCCTCGACTCGAGTACGCGTTTGAACTTCATCATAAAAAAGGATTTCATCGCGCCTTTAGCGAGGACGCTATGCAGTCTATGGTCTATTGGCTTGCCTGGGAGGGGCTGCGCCTTAGTGGGGTGACAGTTAAGCCATTCGGTACGGATTTCATGGACACGCTTAAGAGCGTGGATATTGGTGATTCAGACCCTTTGGTCGGTTAGGGAAAGATAGCCTCCATTACTTGATCGCTCGCTTGAGCGTCGAGACGGCTATCTCTCCACAGGATTTAATACAGCTTGATACGTCAATGCTGCACATGCTATTACAGGCCTTAGAAGATAGAGCGAGGGAGCAGCGAGATGCCAACAGAGCTAAAAGGCGCTAACTCCCTTCGTAAAGCTTTAAAGAAATTCGCACCAGATCTAGCGAAAGAAACTAGAGACGAGTTAGTAGGATTCTTAAAGCCTGTAGTAACAAAGACTCGAGGTTACTTGCCTTCAAATGAGGACATGCCTTCCGGGTTCGTTAAACACGAAGTAAAGACGGCAAAATTCCCTATGTACGATGCAGGGCAAGCCCGCCGAGGTATTGGCTATAAACTAACACCTACTAAGCCTAATCGGCAGGGCTGGTCTTCTAGCGTCTCGATTCATAGCAAGAATGCAGCCGCTGTTATTTATGACTGGGCTGGCCGCAATATCGGCAACACTGGTAACTTCGTGCCTCGTTTACCTGGTCAAATGGTAGGCCGCGGCAGAATGTCGGGTCGAGCTTTACTTAGAGCTTACGATGAGGATCAAGGTAAAGCCAGAGCAGGCATACTAAAG